CGCCTTGCCAGTAGGCGCGAATGCCGTTGGTACCCCAAGGCGTGGTTTCATCCTTGGGGAAGGCCATGCTGTTTGCCGTGATCTCGACGTTGTCGGTCAGCGGCATCAGCGAATCCTCGCCCAGACTCAGCCGGAAAATCTCCTTGGAGAAGTCGGGCGGCACCAAAAAGCCGCCATCCTGACCGGTGCTCTCGTTACCAAAGCTGGCCGGTGCCGCAGCGCCAATGAACAGGCGTTCATCCATCGACTTGCCGGGTTTCTGCGACAGATACACTGCCTGCATGAATTCGCCGATGCTGGCGAAGCCGCGCTTGGGGTCCAGTTCGCGGTTGTCGGTGACCACCACCCCGAGTGCGTTGCTTGCCGACAACCGTGCTTCTTCGGCGATCAGTGTCGCTTCGCGGTCTATTGATGCCGAGGCCGCATCGATTTTTCCGCGTAGCGCATCGAAGGCGGTGACCTCGGCATCGGTCATGTCGCGGGATTCGGTTGCCGCCAGATCAGTCAGTGCGCGGGCCTCTTTGACCAGCGCACTCTTGCGTGCCTGCAACGCTCGTAGTTGTTTGCTCATGCTTGGGTTCTCCAAATAAAAAACCCGCACGAGGCGGGCAATAAAAAACCGCCACGAGGGCGGTCAGATTTGAGGTGCGATTACTCGCGGGTTTGCTACAGAATTTCCAGTTCACGGCGGGCGATGGCCAGACGAGACGCCTTTGGCCTCGATGACTTCGCATCGCGCTGCATCTTTTTGAGGACGTCGGAAAAGGTGCTGATGCCATCAACCATGTTCTCGGCTAGTGCAGCATCGGCACCCAATACACGCCCTTGTCCCATACCCTCCCGCACCTGCGAGATGGCGACACCACGTCCCTTTGCGACGGCCTTGGTGAAGGCAGCGTAGTAATCGTCGGTGCGCGATTGCAGGAACGAGCGTGCCTCGTCATCCAGTGGTGCGTAGGGATTGCCTTCGACCTTGAATTTGCCCGCCGAAATCAGCGTGGGCTTTACGCCATCGCGAGACATCGCTTCGGAATAATCAAAGTGCGCCTGCCACACGCCGATACTGCCCACCTCGCCACCGGGCGTGACATACAGTTCGGAGGCCTGCGCACCTATCCAGTAGGCTGCGGAAGCTGCAAGACTGTTGGCGATTGCCACCACGGGCTTCTGGCTACGGGCTGCAGCGATCTCGTCGGCCAGTTCCACGACGCCATAGACACTGCCGCCGGGACTGTCGATGTCGATCAGGATGCTGCCGACCGCAGGATCGGCAATCGCATCGCGCAAGGCCGCTGCAAACAGTTGTGTGCTGACACTGCCGGGACCAGACACATCGTCGACCATGTTGCCGCGCTGGGTGACGACCCCATACAGTGGCAATACCGCGATGCCGTTGCCAGCCGAGTTGGCCAGCGCTTGGCGACGCGTGTTGCGTGCCGACTGATCTGCCGCGACCTGTTCCAGTGCGGCTTGGGTGGCGGCATCACCTCGTGACCATCGGTTCATGACCGAGGTTACGGCAGCCAGTCGCTCGGGCATCATTGCCCATGGTGTGGCCAGAAACTCGGCCAGCAGGAGTTCACGTTTCATCTTCGGCGTCTTTCTGTTCTGAATCAGCGGGTGATTGAGGCGCTGTGGGTTGTTTGGTTGGTTCAGTTTCGCCTTCGGCTTCCTCGGCATCGGAGTTCTCGACCATGTTGAGTGGTCGCAGCGGTTCGTCGAGTCCGTCGATCGGGTCGAGGTTTTCTGCGATACGCGCTTCATTGCGGGTCAGCCAGCCGTTCTGGATGCCGCTCTGGTAGTAACCGGCGCGACTGGCGGCATCGCCGCGCATCAGGTTGGCGAAATCAAATTCCACTTCCAGTTTGTCGTCATCGAGCAGCAGGTCGGCTTCGATGCTGGCTTCCCAGCGCTCGGCCCACGGTGTCATGGTGTGCATGACGAATTCGAGACTTTGCTGTTCGATGTTGCTGAAGGTAGCCCGGTCCAGGTCGCCGATCATGTGCGGCGGTACACGGAACAGCCGGGCGATGTCAGTGATCTGGAATTTGCGTAGTTCGAGGAACTGCGCGTCCTTGTTGGTCACACCGACCTCGTGGAATTTCATGCCGTTTTCCAGCACGAGCACCTTGCCGCGATTGGCTCCCGACTGTGCCTGTTGATACGACTCGCGGAACACCCGCTTGGCATCGTTATCCTTGAACGATCCCGGAAACTCGATCCAGCCACCGGTGGGCTTGGCATCGTTTGCAAAGAAGCGTGCACCATAATCTTGAGCCGCCAGTGCCATACCGATGCTTTCGCGTGCCAGTTCGATTGGACTCATACCCAGCAGGCCATCGGAGGATAGACCGCGCAGATGCCAGATCTCGCCGCGCGGCACTACCGTTTCATTCCCCAGCCGGTCAGTCACGCGGTAGCGGTAGTCACCGGAGGGCAGCAGTTCCATGCGAATCCGATCTGGATGGATCGGCATCAGTTCGATGATCTCACCTCGCGCATTCGACACGATACGGTTGTACGCATTGCCGCGTAACGCCAGATGGCCCTGCAGCATTTCACGCCACTCGAACGGGTTTTGAAAGCGGTTCGGACGCTTGGCGAACAGGTCATATAGCCAGTGATCGGTGACGCGCTTTTTGCCGCCATCGGCGCGCTGCCGATACAAAACGAAGGGCAGTGAGGCCATGGTTTCCGACAGAATGCGCACAGCGGCATACACCGCTGACAAACGCAGTGCCGCATCTGCCGATACGCGCATGCCGCTACTGCTGCGTGCTGCGACCGGCTCAAACCAAAAGTCACCCCATGGCGAACGGTCACTGCTGGAGGCACGCCAGCGCGACAAGAAATCAAACATCCCCATTCGCCAATTCCAGTCAAAGTTGGTTACAGCATCATCAATTCGTAATCGCTATCCAGCACCACAGCATCACCCGGCAAAATTGCGCGGGAGATCGCCATGATCAGTGCCACGATGCCGTCGATCTTGTTCTCGGGGCGTTCTTTGCGCGGATAGATGTTGTCCTTGGCATCCAGATGCGCCACCACGTTGGAGGCCATCCAGCCCAGCACCGGATCGCTGTCGTGGATGAGTTTCTTTTGCAGGACCAGTGCTTCCAGCGTCTTCATCGGCTCGGAAAAATTGAGCACGGTGGGGCGCACCTCCAGCATCGGCAATCCCTCCGCGATCATGCGGGTGGAGAGTTGCGTGGCTTGGAACGGGTCAAACGCCACCGACTGAATCTCGAAGCGGCTGGCAAAGTCGATCAGGTCCGCTTCGATCCAGCCAAAGTCGATCACGTTGCCCGGTGTCACCGTCAGCCTGCCTGCACGCATCCAGCCAGAGTATTGGCTGTTGCTTGATGAATTCACCGTGTCTTCCGGTAGATAGTAACGCCCGAATACGGCATAGGCTCCTGCAATGTGCGGATGCTCGAACACCAGCATCAAGGCTGCGATGTCGGTCTTGCTTGCTAGGTCCAGACCGATCCAGCAGGGCTGGCCGCTAAAATTGTCCAGATCGAGCGTGGCATCAGAACAGGCATCCCAAGCGCGCATGTCCATCCATGCCGTGTCGGCATTGACCCACTCGTTCAGGTGCTTGGTCTTGAAGTTGTTGACTGCGCTTGGCATCTGCATCGCCTTGGCCTGCAGCGGCAACAAAACTTCGGGACGCACCGAAATATTCCAGTTCGGGTTGGCCATGACCAATGCCGACTCGGACGTCCAGTCGACCTCGGAGCCATCATCGATGCCGTAGACGATGCCGAACTGGCTGTCGTCCTCGAAAACCCCGTCGAGCAGACGGGTGACGAAGGTACGCACCTCGTAGCAAATCCCTGCACGGTTGCTGCCTGCGGTGGTGATAACCCACAGCAGCGAGTTGTCGCGCTTGCCTGTGCCGGTCTCTACTACGTCATAGACGGTGCGCGTCTTGTGCGCGTGCAACTCGTCGACGCAACCGAAATGGATGTTTAGACCGTCGAGGGTCGAACCTTCAGCCGACAGCGCTTCGAACTTGGAGCCGCTGGTCAGCACGTTCATGTTGTGCGCGCCGACGTTGACACCAAAGCGACTACGGAACCCGGCGGACTTGCGCGCCAT